TAGTCTGCAAAACCAACTTCATGTCAGATTGAGACATGGGCCTCTCAGGATTAGGCACCGTGCCAATAGGCATGTAGAAATCTACATACTCATCAAACTGTTCTTTGGTAATGCGGCCAGCTTCGAGTTCACGGGCAGCCAACACAACTTGCTCGTTGCGGTTTTCTTTTAACTTGAAATCTGGTGGAGGCGTGAGCTTGGGCGGTGCCTTGGGTTTTGCTGGTTCGGCAAAGATATCTCCTTGACCCTGGGCTGCAGCAACATCAGCATCCCGGTCGCTACCTGTCAAGGTAAAGTCAGCAGCAGCTTCGTCAGCTTTCGCTTTCTCTTCCGCAGCGCGCTCGGCAGCCTTCCTGTCCTTTTCCGTTTTGATCGCAGCATCCTGCTTATCAATAATCTCTTGAGCGGTTGGTTGGGTTAGCGTGAGTTCAGTTCCCGCATCGCTCGGTTCGCCAGTATCCTGGACGCTATCTTCACGGCCTCGGTCGATGGCTCCTTCGAGGGCTGACTTAAAGGCTTTGTAGTAGGCTTGGACTGATTGGTTTTCTGTTTCATAAAAGACCTCTTCTCTCATTGATTCTGTATCGATGCCAAGCTCATCGGCCTGGGCCAGCAGCGCGCGCACTTCAGCCTGGACGTCAGGGTCGGCAGCTTCGTAGCCAGTGCCGTCAAAGTCAGACATCTCATAACCCAGCTCTTCATCGACGGGGGAATAAAGGGATGCTTCTTCTTCGGCTTTCAGGTAATCGGAAAACTGCTTTTTAGTTTCGCGCTCAGTCATCTCTTCCAGATCTTGTGAACGATACTGGGGTTTCTTAACGCTTTCCGTAAGCATGTTGCGGGCATCGTTCATGGTGGCATTCTCACCCAAGTAGCCGGCTTCCTGAAGCTTTTCGGTAGCTCGCTCCATGGTTAACCCTTTGCCTTCGCCAGCAAATAGGAATCGGTTACCAACACGGACGTTCTTGTCCATGTTCATATCAGACATTTCAGTTTTCGCTAAGCCGCCTTCGCTGGTGATGTACTCATGCGCAGACATGGGCGTACCCGTAGCCGACGTCTTGGCCACGCCTAAACGTTTAGCTTTAGCTTCATCGGCAACAATTTGCTTTGGAGTCTTTGGAGCCAAGATAAATCCTGACCCACTCTTTAATGGGAGTACGCGCATTTCAGGATAGTTTTTACGCGCCATATCTGCTGATTTGCGTGACTTAAATGGAGCGCCACCTTCGGTAATTGGTTGTGGTGCAACCTGCAATTTACCCTTTTCATCCAGCTCGCGATCAGCCGATGCGTCGTGACCAATGTTTTCAGGGTGATTAAAGTAATCTACCTTGGGCTCTTTGGGCGTAACCACTTTGGCGGGCGGGATCAGGCCTAGTTCGTCCACTTCAGATTGTGTCAACGGTGGGTACTCTTCCCGCACCTCGGGAGTTGTGGTAACGGGTAGTTTTGCTGGTGGCTTTTCCAACGTTAAAGACGTAGGCGTTACGGCTGGCGTTGTAGTGGCTGCCGGGGGCTTTGGCTGGGGTGTCAGGTTACCCTTCTTGTCCAACTTTAGCTCATATCCCAATTCACCCAGGGCTTCACGCTGACGGGCGTTGTTCATAATCGGGTCACGGCTGTATTCTGTCACCATGATGCCGCGCACACGCGCCTCTACATCGCTGGTTGCCGAAGCCTTTTTGTCCTGTTCAGCTTTGGCAGCAGCCGCAGCTTGGTCTGCTTGACGTTGACGGATAGACGCCATCAAATCTTCGTTAGCCGTAGTCCCGGCCAGGGACTGACGCACTTCATCAGCTCTGCGACCTTCGGCAATTTTTGCCTCTTGGGCTGCGCGTTCAGCTGCCAGATCCCTGCCAGCGGGTGGAATAGGTATAACAATATCGTTACCCTGCTTATCCCTGGACATCTGATAGCCAAGGGTGGCTAGCTGTTCATCACGACGAACGGCATTGATCGCTGGGTCACCGCTGTACGTAGCGGCAGCAGCAGCTTTAGCTTCGGCATCACGTTTAGCTTTGGCTTCTTTCTCAGCCTGGATGCGCGCTTCTTCATCAGCGGCAGCCTTCTCCTCCGCACGGACGCGGGCAGCTTGCATCAAATCTTCATTACGTGGGGCAGCTTGTTGCTCAAACAAACCAGCAGCGCGCTCTTGTGTAGCACGTTGGGCGTCCAGCTCATCTTGTTTGGCTTTGGCAGCAGCGGCTTCACGCTCACGCACGGCACCCATCACATCGGCGCCCATGCCCTGACGGCCGGCAGCCTGCTCCTGGAACATCTCGGCGGGTGTTTTTCCGGTTAGGGAAACTGGTGGCTCGTATGCAGGAGGCTCTTCTTTGGGTGTAACTGTAGGCTTACGGAGGGCTCCGGCAGCAGCACCGCCAACACCGCCAATAGCAGCAGCGCCAAAGAATGCCTCTTTGTATTCGCGCATCGCGTCTTCACCCTTGAGGGGTAGACCTGCTTGCCAGCGTTCACCCATCTGCTCTAACACTTCAGTAGGAGCTTCTGCTACAACACCAATAGTAGCGCCCGTAGCAGCACGAACACCCGCACGTTTCGCCAACTCAGCAGCAACCTGTTGCCCCAGAATCTTTTCAGGTACCTTGCCAAAACCTAATGTCAGGCGATCAGCAAAGTAACCTAATGGAGCGCTTACAGCAGCCGTACCAAATGCTTTAGCAGGAGCTAAGGTGTCACCGGTAGCGCCCTCTTCAGCTTGCCGGCGCATGAAGTTACCAAACTGTTGCAGGCCATACGTACCAATACCTACAGCTGGTCCCACGACGGGAGCAAGCGGGCCAGCAAAAGCAGCAGCGCCAGCACCAGCGGCCAACGGCACAGCCATAGACGGAGCGCTTTGCAAGGCTTGCTCAGTAATGTAGGAGGGAACCTTCTTGGCTGCAGCCATCAGGCCTTGTTCTTGATATGCCTTTTCCAGATCAGCAAACGATACGCCCTGGGGCTTACCTGCTTCTGCTTTAGCTTGTGCGCGAATTTCTTCTGCTTGTTTACCGGCAGATTCCCGCATGCCCAGGGCAGCTTTAATACCTAAGCCAATACCGGATGCGCTTTCGGGTACGGCCTCAAAGCCACGGACTGCGGCGGCTTTAGCGCCACCAAAGAAACCAGGCTCCGCGGGCTCGGCTTCGGGTTGACCCTGCATACTCTTGATGTATGTGGCCAGTTGCGTTGCTGCCTGGACGTCACCTGCCGCGTGCGCATTTTGTAGCGCACGGTAAAGAGTCTGCATGTCTGCCATAGCCCAACCTTATTTTGCGTATTGACTTACTAAGTTTGCAATATTGTCTGGCAGGTCGGGCATGATGCCAGCGCCGCGCTCAATATCTTGCATGATAACTTTAGCTGATGCTTTTTTGGCAGGGTCTTTACTAAAATAGTATTGTTGCGCAGCGTTTTTATAAACTTCGTTTTTCTCAACCAAAGCTTGACGCTGAAGCGCAATCTTATCTTGAGCTGTAGTACCGCGTGAACCAGTCTTGATGCGCTCCAAATCAGCCATAAATTGCTCGGCAGCTTGCGGATCTTTGGCTTTTATGGCGCCGTATTGCATCATCAAACGCTCTGTTTCACCCGGACGATTAGCAGAAGCGGCTTGAAGCTTTTGCACTTCAAGCGCATTTAAGTTGCGCTCTCTTGCAATTTGCATTTGAGTAGCATTGCTAGACGCTTGGTTGGCAAGTTGAACGTTACCTGACATCTGGTTACCAAAGACACTAGCTCCTGTGGTAGCAGCCGTATCACGCAGCTTGCTCAATGTATCGCCAACTTTATTGGCGCCAGAAATACCTTCAGAGCGCCGAGCAACATCAACCGCGTTACGCATTTCCATTTCGTCCCGCTGCATCTTGAGATCGTCAGCTCGCCTTTGCGCTTGCAAAGCCGTATACGCCGGGCCTGTACCTGACAAACCTTTGTATTGACCAGCTTGACCAAGCATGCGAATCAAGTCATCCAAACCAGATGGGCGTGATTTCTCATAAAGGTCACGAGCCGCTTGGATTCGAGCCTCTTGCTCTTCACCACCACGGCCAGTCACGCCCATGGCTGCTAAACGCGCTTGGTTTTCTGACAGCAACGCACCCTGATCCGGCGCCTTCATGGCGGCAGATACAGCGGCTTGTGCGGCTGGGTCGTTCAAGCCTGGGATATTTGGCAGGCCTTGAGCGGGTGCTGGCGGCTGGGGCGCAGGAGGCGTAGGTCGTGTATTCGCAGATGATGTAGGAACTTTTGCCGTTTCAACAGGCGGAAGATTTGGGAAATCGGCAGGACGTGTTGAACCAACATAATAACTTGATCCAGCTTCGCCAGTACCAGTTCCACGCCCGCCTTTGACGTTGCCATAATCTGAATAAAGGTCTTTAGCTAAATCACCAGAAACAGCGGGTGCGTTGGCAGCCATCAATTGCTTAATGCCACCAACTTGTTGTCTAGAAGTAGCCGGACGATCCGCACCCGCCGCCGACATTTCTTTGGCGTATGCCGCTTCAACAGCAGCTAAAGCAGATTGCGCTTTTTCCAGAGCATCTTGTGCTGCCTGGTAACCTTCGGGGTCCCTGTTTCGTTGGGCCAAACCATACGTGCGCACTTTAGCTTGAGCTTCTTTAGCCGCTTCACGAGCGCTATCTACGTCGCCGCCACTTGTAAACGCCACAATGCCGCCACCATCATAATTAAAGCGCACAGGGACACTAGCCAAGCCGCCGCGGGCCATCATCATTTCGGCCCTGGGCTGCATCTCTGGCTCGGGCGTACCTTCAGGCACCGGGCCTGCTGGAGGACGCTGCCCCATCTGTTGTTGCTGAGCCATTTGCTGCTGAGCTTGTTGCAAGCCCATCAATCCAACTTTCTGCTCAATCTGTTCTTTTATGCTGGGCTGCGGGCCCTGCGCAGCACCTTGCATGGCCTGCATTTTTTGCATACGCTGCATCTTGGCCTGCATCTCACCCGTTGCCAACCAAGGCGGAATGATGTGCGGGGCAAAACCATTGGCATACTTTTCCAGCTCTTGCTGGGGCATGCTCTGTGCCAGTTCTTGCGCTTTAACGAGATTCATAATTCAACCTCAGGGTGTTTATTTAGGGATAAGTTTAGAAAGCGATGCATACAAAGAAGCCAAGCCTGCAACATCTGATTGCATTTTAGATAGCGCGTCTTGGTTTGTTGATGTCGTTGACGCTCCAATTGGCAAGCCTTCGAGCATTTTGCGCTGGAACTCCAAGTTTGTGTATGGGCGAGCTTGCTGCTCTTCCCACTGCTTCTTGTCTGCGGCAATACCTTCAGATTCAATATCACGCTGTGTTTTACCGGCGTTCAGCAAATCGTTCATGGACTTCAGTCCGTAGTCAGCGCTGTATTGGCGCGATGCTTCCGTAGCTTTTTGAGTATCCAAACCACGGTTTTGTTCAGCATTAAATTGAGCCATGGCTTTGTCGTATGCCGTATTAAGGCCGGTACCCACGATATTGGACATGTTAGTGCCAAGTGCTCGTTGTGATTCCGCATCCATCAAGGCGCTACGGGAACCACCAAACCCTCCGGCACTGGTCATCTTTGCAGCATTACCTTGTTGGGTAATCATAGACTGACGACGGGCTTCTTCCATCTGGGGGTTAAGCGAAGCCATCAAGTACGGGTTCATGTACTTATTAGCGGCAGTTGTATCAAATGTGCCGGACGTAAACTTGGTGGGATCGTATCCAGCTTTTGCAATATCACTTAGTCCTGCAAAGCCTTGGTTTTGTAAATCAGATTGGCCAGCCGTCAACGGGCCTTTATAAAATTCCTGAGGGGCGTTGGCCAACGCCTGTGTTTTAGCCAACATGTTTGTGACGTAATCGCCCGCCCAAGGAGAAAGCGTAGATGTTTTGGATGTATCTAATGGTATGCCACCAGTTCCAGTTACTGTGCCTCCATCTGGGAACCCTTTAACTTCTCCCCCACCGGCATAAGCAGCAGCCAAACCACCGGGCATAAACTTGTCAGGGTTAATCTTTTTGCCTTGCTCTTTGGTACCAGTGCGGGCTTGACGGATGCGATCCATCATTTGATACAGCTTCTGGGCACCGGCATCTGAATTGCCATTACCCAAGTGCGATACCACATCGGCAGGAATTACAAACTCACCATGGCTTAAAGCCGCAGGCTGATCGCCATCAATACTAGACGGAATTTTGTCGGCCATACCATCAGTACCGCCGCGCAAGTAGCGACCTTTAGCCATTGCAATACCTCCATCAGCCATGCCGAATTTGTATTTTGGATCCATAAGTTGCGCCTGAGTAGGAATAGCGGGAAGCCCCGCAGTGGTGTTTTGCGTATTGGCAGTGGTAGTGGTGGCTTCAGGGGTATTCCATTTCATGTTGGTTTTCCCAATATACGGATTTACTTCTCTAGCTGCGGGTCTGTATGCTGCCAAAATGCCAGCTTTTTGCGCGTCGGATGCAGCTTGTGCGGCGGCCAAACCTGCGGCGTCGCCTTCTTTTACGTAACGCGGGTCAGTCGTATATTGGCGACCAGCAGAGCCGGGTCTGCGGTTTGGGTCGTTATATTCAATTTGTTGTGTAACTGCGTCCAGCTTAGGGATTGGCTTGTTATACCCGCCTTGGCTATCGCTACCTGCAAACGCTTTTGATGCCGCCAATGCAGTCATAATACTAGCGCCGGGATTTGCCATCATGTTGGCAAACACTTTGCCCGCAGTAGGACCAAACGTCTTGGTGGTCCATGCCAAAGTACGGTTGTAAGCCGCTGAATTTCCTTTGGCGTCAGGGCTTTCGGTAGCACTAACGGGCATACGGTCAGGGCCTACAGTTATTGATGAACCGTCTTCTAACTTATAAGTAATATTTCCCGTTGTGGGGTCAACTACTGTGCTAGAACCTGCTCCGGGCGCGTCGCCCCAAGTAAAATTGCCTGAAACGCTTTCGTCAGTGCTATAGTCGCCGGATACGCTTTCGTTGGACCCGTCGTCGTAGCAATACTCTTCGTACTCATCCGTGTGGGGGTTATAAACTTGTTCGCAAACTTGTGCCATCTTGAGTCCTTAGCGTAGTAGTTTTAGCAGATCATCTACTGTCGTCTGCTCCGCCAGCAGGTCATCAAGGTACCCACCGGAAGCCATTTTAGTAGTTTGTTGCTTGTTTTGGGTAGATTTTTTATTGGAGTCGTTCGACAACAATTCTTCCAAAGTTGCAAACAAATCGAAGTCCCCCATAGCGCCCGCATAAATAGGGTCAATTTTTTCTTGGGAGAGCGCCCCGCCTGTAGGAGTTGGGGTTGTGGTTGTGGTTGTGGTTGTCGTAATTGGAACGCACACCCCTGCGGCATTTCTAGTTTGACCTGCTGGGCACGGAGTAGGCGTTACCACAATAGGTACGCACTTACCTTCTGCATTTTTAGTCTGACCGGTTGGGCAAGCCTGTTCCGCCTTTTCGCAGACGCCTGATGCCAAATTACGTATGTATCCTTCTTGACAAACTGGCACGCAAGTACCGTTTACCTTCTCGTAACCGACTTGGCATTTCTCGTCATCGTCAGGAACACAAAGCCCGTTTTCTAGATGAAAACCATCGGCGCAAGATTCGTCTTCTGGTGGCAAAACGCACAGACCGGTGATCGGGTCGCGCACTTTTCCGTCTTTGCACGCTTCAATTTCAAGTACAGGAATACAAGCGCCGGTCTCTTCGTCACGCTCATACCCCTTAGGGCATGGCTCTTCGGCTTTCTCGCAAACGCCCGTGGCTAAGTTACGTATGTATCCTTCCGCGCAAACTGGTACACAAGTGCCGTTAACTTTTTCATATCCGGTTTGGCATTTGCCGTCATCATCCGGAACGCATAAGCCCGTGGTTTCATCACGATGGTACCCTTTAGCGCAAGGCTCTTGAACTTTTTCGCAAACTCCAGTTGTGAGATTGCGCACATAACCTGCCGCGCAAACTGGCACGCAAGTACCGTTTATCTTCTCATAACCAGTCTGGCATTTGTCAGTGTCGTCCGGCACGCACACGCCCGTAGCGTCGCGGTGATAGCCAGCTTTGCAAACTGGCACGCAGGTTCCGTTAACCTTTTCGTAACCTGTTGGGCATGGCTCTTCTTTAATCGGCACGCACATCTTCAAGTTTTCATCGTAAACAAAACCTGGATCGCACTTCTTGTCTTTAATTTCAATTACGGGTATGCACTTGCCCGTAACCTCATCACGCTCGTAACCAGTTGGGCAATCGTCAAGCACGCACGCACCAGTAGCATCACGGTGGTATCCAGTAGGGCAGTCGTCCTCAATTTTTACGCACATCTTCAGGTCTTCGTCATAGACAAAACCTGGATCGCACTTTTTGTCTTTGATAACTACTACCGGAATACATGCAGTACCAGCTTCATTTGGTTCGTACCCTTCTGGGCACGTTAAGGTATCTTTAACGCACACGCCCGTAGCATCACGATGGTAACCCGTTGGGCATTCATCAATTACGGCATCAAGCTCGCACTGGTTAGTTATCGGATCCCAGTGTTTGCCTGGACCACAATCAATAGGCACGCACTTGCCTTCAGCATTGCGCTCTTTTCCGGGACCACAAGCCGTAACGTTAACTACATCAATACACGCAGTACCAGCTTCATTTAGCACTTTACCCGGAGGGCATGTCAGCGTGTCTTTAACGCAAATGCCCGTATCATCACGATGGTAACCGGTAGGGCACTCATCAATAACCGCATTAAGCTCGCATTGGCCCGTTATTGGATCCCAATGTTTGCCAGCACCGCAATCGATAGGCACGCATTCGCCAGCTGCATTACGTTCTTTTCCGGGACCACAAGCGGTTATTTTAACTTCGTCAATACATGCCGTACCTTCTGCATTTAATACTTTACCGGCGGGGCACGTTATTTTGTCTTTGACGCATACGCCGTTTTCTTCGTGGTAGCCTGCGTCGCACACCAATTTATCTTTGACGCAAACCCCATTTTCTTCGTGGAATCCGGCATCGCACACCAACGTTTGCTGCTCGGCTACGCACATCTTTAGGTCTTCATCGTAGACAAACCCGGGGTCGCACTTCTTGTCCTTGATGATGACCTCGTCAATACAGGCCGTACCAGCTTCATTTAATACTTTACCTGTAGGGCAGGTGATTGTTGTAGGTGTTGTAGCCGATACTTCGCACTGGCCTGTTATAGGATCCCAGTACTTACCTGCACCGCAGTCAATAGGCACGCATTCGCCAGCTGCATTACGTTCTTTTCCGGGACCACACCCCGTAACGGTAACCGTTTCGGTTGTGTCGGGTGTGTTGGTTGTGTCGGTTGTATCTGCTACCTTAAGCTGGCAACTTTCTAGCACCGGGTCCCAGTACTGAGTTGCTTTATCGCATCCGTGTTCGTCTTTATTGCCGGTTACCGTGACTGTATCAACCTTGTCAGTCTGATCAGTTTTGTCGCCAATTGTGCTTGTAGTCGTATCGGTTGTTGGATCGCCAACAACAGTTACCGTGTCGTCTGTGGCATTAATCAAATCTAAAATGTCTTGGTTGCTCAGCCCGCTATCCGTAAGCTCGTCAGTGTTGGTAATACCAATTGACTTTAAGAAGGCAGCAAAATCATCTGCCGTTCTTGCGGTATCCAAACGATCCAAGTCACCAATAGAGGTATTGAATAAATCCCTATCTGCTTGGACGGTTACCGTGTCCGTTACATTGGTGTCTGTAGATGGCTTAAACCAAGCATTTGCCGTTATGTCGTAGTACGACCCCTCTGGCTTGGCATCTGCTTCTGAAGAAGATAGCAGGGTGTAACCAAACGGAGGGGTAATAGAAGCCGCATTCGCGCTTTCAGCATACGTAGGTGTGCCGCCGATGTCCGTTTTAAATGCGTTATTGTCAGTGGATGCAACCTGCACGCCAATTGGTAGCGTGGTGTCAGTTGTAGTTAAATCACCGCCACCCGTATCGTCACCGGTTCGGCCACTGGTTGTCAAACCGGACATGTTTTTTAAACTGCGGCGCAACTCCAGTAGTGCTTTGGTGCCCCCTTCATCATAGGCGGCTTTTTCGCCGGGGGTAAGGTCGTCTTCGTCTGCTTTATCTAACGGCGCGTATTTCTTTTGGTCTGCAATTTCAGCATTCGCCGCAGCAATCGCTGCATTTATAGCTATCTGGTCTAACGGTTTACCTGAGATAACGCCCGTGACGGCGTTAATTACCATTTTTTTCTGGGTGCCCGTCAGATCGCTAAAGCCATCAACCTCTTTTAATAGTGCGCCTACTGCACCGTTTGTACCGCCAGTAGCGGCACCTCTAAGCACGGCGTCGCCAATATTTTGCCCAGTCAACGCAGCCCTTGCGCCAGATGTCACGGCATTTTGCACCGCGCTATTAATTGTGTTGGTAACTGTTACTGGAAGATCCAAGCCCGCAATGTACTTGTTAGCTTCCTTCATCACGTCGGTGCCCGGGATTTGAGCAACCGCTAAACTTATGGCTGCGCTTTTAAGAGCTTCGCCAATGTCTTTCCCACTTAAAACTTGAAACGCTAAATTAGCGGCAATCTGCTGGGGTATAGTTAAACCCCCTGTAGCTACAGCTAAAGCAATATTACCAAGAGGGCCAATGTCAGCCATTATCTTGGCTAAGTCATTTGATGATCCACCATACTGCGTGTAAAAAATAGGGGTTCCATCAGGCCCAAATTGAACGCCATAGCTAGTAGAACCCTTACCCGCAAAAGTACCAGACCAGATGTTGCCACCTGCTTTGTCGTAATTTGAAGGAACTGCCTGACCTGTTACTTTATTGCCAAAAGTTTCGCCAGTTTTAGTAACCAGTTGGCCGTCTTTTTTAATAACATCAGATTCTTTATGTGTTGAGAGCCATTGTGGTTGGCCTTCAAATGGCTGATACTCAGGGTTGGGTACGCCATATATAGTCTCAAGTTTTGCGTCTTTAGGGATATTAACCTGCCGAAATTCAGGTCTTAATACTTCATTGCCCTCCGAATCATAAGCAGAATACGAAGTTCCCGTAGGCTCCGTAAAGTAGCGAACAGTTGTACCATCTTCATTACCTTGCTCAATAACCTGTTTCCCGTTATATGTTTTATACAACTCGGTTACTGGGGTATATGCTGGAACTTTGCCAAACTGTTTAATGTCAGTAATGCCAGCACTAGAAAGAATCTGAGCCATGTTTGTGGCATTGGCTTCAGCACTGCCATGACCTTGACCAGACCACTTACCAGTTAAACCTTGCCCTAGGATTTGTTTGGTCAGTGCGTCTACTACGCTGGTATCTTTTTTGGCTGGCGCTGCCGCACCGAGTACGGACAGCAAGTCATCTTCTGTAGTGGGATCGTCTTCCAGCACTGTTTTTAATTGTTGAACCATCATCCAACCTTCCAATCCGTTCCGTCAGAGTATACGGGCACAGCTACTGCGCCACCAGTCGCAACAGTAGCCCCAAACGCAGGAAGCAAAGCATCAGTAACAAAAGACCGAGCACCTATACCCGCTGTAACCGCACTTGGCAACGTTGCCACAGTGTAATTGGTCAATGCAGGGATAATCTCGTCTGTTTTTAACTGATCTAGAATTGAATCAAGCCTGTTAAAGTAAAGACGAAGCACATTGTTTAGCTGGTCTTGGTACTGACGCTCGTATTCCGTAGGAGCCAACGGCAAGTTTGGTGCAGCTACTTGGTTAATCTCAAATTCAGAAGTAACAATCATGAGTTACCCCTGCGACCATCTTGTTTAATGTCAATACGCGGTGAACCCAACTGCCACGCGCATCCAAGCTGGTTAGACTCAACCTGAAGAATCATCTGACGGCCACGCACCCTAACATACACCTGACCCGTAAACTGCTCAATAACAGAAGTAGATGTACGGGTGACTGTTGCGTCAGGGTTGCCGCCTAGAGAGATTGGATCGTTGTATCCAGAGCCGGAGTTCTGCATAGGAATTAGCGTCATAGTCACATTAGGTGATGCAGCATCAGATCCACGGAATGTAATGTCAGGCAGCATTCTCCAGACAAACCCAAAGTGGTCGCCATCGTCAATGTCAAACTCAGCAGAGCCAATAATTGCATTAATAGCTACGGGCGTACCGCTTATGTTGTCATCATTACCACTCTCGTGGTTAACCAGGTTATAACTGTATGTGGCTGCTACTGGGTTATTACGTAAACCAGAGTCAAGCCAAGCTGTACGGCCCATAGTGCCGTAAGTCCATACATCTTCTGCGTAGTTGTACGTTACATACAGATCAATTGCATTGCTGTTGGCAGAACAATAGAACCACCAGACTTCGTTGAACCCTTCATTAGTTCCAGCAAATACCTGTTCAACTTGGCCCAAATTAATGTCTTGGAAAATGTACTGGCGTAAGTCACAGCGCAATGTTTGCACGCGACCATCGTATTTATAGAACTTATCTACGCCCATCCAGTACACAACGCCAGAAGCAATAACAGCCGCGTTAGGGCCAATAATAGAAATGTTATCACCTAAAAGCTGTGTGCTCCAAATTACTGGCGGCCCTTGGTATTGCAAAGAATAAAGAGAAGAATCCGTAAACACTACGATCTCTTGTCGGGTTTGCAATGCAACAATAATCTCAGAGCCGTGGGACAACCTTGCATCGCCAGCTTGATTGGTTGATTGCGGGTACCAATCAACTACCGATTCTTGGGCAGACCAGCGGATTAACATGGGATCTTGAACAACGCCGTCAAATGGATTTGTACCAAACGCAAACACAAATCGGCTGGCATCCGAAATCAGCATGTAGTTTTGCATCAATGGGACGCTGGTAATTGTGGAAATAGACTGAACGCCAGATTGAACACCACTGGTATTAATTGCTGCTCCACCCGGAGTTGCTGCTAGATTAGCCGTAGCGCCGCTTACATTCTCTAAATAGTACGTTGTTCCGGCAGTTAAACCAGTAGGTAGAGCGCCAGTAGTGGCCAACTGAATGCTGGTTCCAGTAGATAAGCTAACACCTAATGTAATTACGCAAGGGGAAGCAATAGTCAAAGTGACCGTCCCGCCCAAACTGGACACCAAAACACCGCGAGAAGTTACACCACTTGTGGCATCCCAGTAGTACAGCGCTCCACCACGGGGGCCAAATATTAAATCTTCACCAAAGTTTTGCTGGTTCCAAATACGTAAAGTGCTTAAATTAGTCCCACCAGTACCCCAAGTTCCCTCGCCCCAAGTTCCAGCGCCCCATCCAGTTTGAGAAATAACATATGATGGACCCACATTAATTTGATAAGCCGCTACAACAGAAGCTCCGCCACCGGGAGATCCTGAAGCATCGGTAGCATTTGCCGTAGCTGATGCTGTAAATGTGTAGCTATTAGCCCCAATTACTGTAATTTGATACTCAGCATTTAGGACTGTTGCAGTGATGTTTCCACCAAGACCTACTGCCCCACTAAACGTGACAAAGTCGCCCGTTACTCCACCGTGAGCCGTGTCAGTAACAGTGATAATTGCCGATCCATTCGTTGCTACAAATGGGTTATTGTTAATTGTGCTGCTGGCTCGGATAGGTGTAATGTCGTAATAAAACCCGCCTTTTTCAATATAAAACTTTAAGTTAGTGCCAACACCAACCAAATTTAAAAACCCCAGTGTTACCCAGTTCCACAAAGAACGGCACACGCCTTGGAATGTATAACCAGAAATACGTGCCCAGCCACCAATTTTCTCAGGCGTACCCTGACGAAACCGCATTTTGTCGGAAACGTACCAACCATTTTCATTGGTATACCGGGTGTTTTCTTTGTTTACACCAGCCTTCAGGGTTAGTTTTTTAAGTGCCATCGGTCAATCCAACAAAGCGCACTCAGCCGTGCGGCGTTTTAACAAGCCTGGCAGTACCTTACCGCCACCTTTAGTCCAGAGCATCAGTTGTTCTTTTGCTCCTTCCCAATCATTGGCGTTGATTTTCCTCTTTAACGTGCTTGTTTGCAAGCGTCCGGTGCCCAAGTTATAGCAGAAATCCACGATGGCATTGCACTTACGAACGTCAGTAATCAGGCCGGGACAGTTACGCAGAACACCGGGTAAGTACGTATGCTCCAGTTCAATCATCAAAAGCGCCCGTGCCGTGGGTTCATCCATCGGCGCGTCTTCCAAAGTTACCTTGCGCTTGTCTGCGTAGTAGGTAGAACCATAGCCAATCGTGGCCACACCAGCCGGACAAAGGTAGGGCTTGGCCCGATACCCTTCATACCGGCGGCACAGTTCAGCGGCTAGTTCTAAGTTCATATTCCGCGCTGCTTCAAAGTTCTATCAAGGAACCAATAGTTAATTGTCCCAGACAGCAGGGCTGAGAAGTCAGGTGTCATCATGGTCTTGAACACTTCAGTAGCTGGCGCACCGGCAAGCCATGCGTTCCATGCAAACCATACATGAATGAACGACCATACGAATAGTACCCAATATGTTACTACTGGACGGACGGAAGCTGACAGACTTGCAACCCATCCACCAGCGGCTTTAACCATCTCTGCTTGTTGTGTAATGGCGTTGTTAAACGCATCCATTACGCCTACGTCCATAGCGGCTTCACGCTGTGCGCCAATCTCAGCCAATTTTTGCTGACCACGCAGTGTTTCCAGTTCACACTGACGGGCGAACATATTCAGTTCATGCTGGCGCTCGTTCTTTTTATCAAAGAATTTCAGCACCTCTGGGGCCATACGGAATAGCCCACCAAACACAGAACCTAAAATACCGCCACTTAGAATATCTAACATAATCAATCCTCCGACATATCAGTTGCTGCCAAGTTTATACGGGTCTTTAACGCCGCAATATCCTCTGGCTTATCTTTAAATCCAATGGCCACATACCCCGCAAACTTGCCCATATCTGGGGGGATGGAGCCACGGCACATGAACTTAACGCCCTGCTTTACGCCCCACTCCCCAACTTTGGATGATGGGTTGAACTCTTCACAAAGAATTTCACCATTGAGCATGGCAACCATAGCGGCGTTGCGATCAGCGCTTGCGTTAAACAAGGACGTTACCGTTCCTTCCATTGACTTTTCTCGTGAGCCATCAGAGTTTAGCGCCAATACGGTGGTACGACTGTTGATCGCCAGATTGGCTTTGTGAACCAAAACGACTAAGCCGTCCACGTCTTTCATCAAGCTACGGGCGGGGGCAAGCAAGTTCTCCTGCTTTGCCAACTGAGGCATCTTGTCTTGAACCGTGATAGCGTGAAGGATAACTTGACGAGAATCCCAAGCAAAGTATCCAGCAAAAAACAGGAACGACAGCAGGATAACGGTGAACAACTTAAAAGGATTGTCTACCCACTCAATCAGGCCAATGACTTTACCAAGGGCGCTATCGTCTTTTTTGGCTTCAGCTTTGACAGGGGCTGGCGCGGCCACAGACACGTTGATGGTCTGCTCTGCTTTTGGCTTAGGTGTACGCCGCTTAACAGGCGCTACTTTTGCCGGAGCTTTAGCTGTAGTTTTCTTTGCTGTAACCATTATTTATTTTCTCGCTCAAGTGCATCTTTGTAGCCATGAACAACTTTAGCCCGAAGCCATGTGGAATCTGCCGAACCCGCCCACTCGGACAGGTTGTTCCAAATGACTATGTATTCTGTTGACTTGCAATGACTTGCGTTCTGGTCGAGCCACGCCATCATTTCCCTGTGCCGTAGCGTTGGGTCGTGTTGGGTGTAGCCAATCCCATAGAACTCGCGCACATGACAACCACTCTTGGCTACGGCTCCAACCAGCCCCAACAGCAGTAACAGTATGAGCCAGCGCATCCAACATTTTCACCTCAGAAAAACATGAAAAAGCCGCTCGATGCAGATGGCGAGGCCGTAAATATCCACCCTGTGTTACCACTTACGTTTGTAGAGTTTGCACCTGCGTACCAAGTCGCACCGCCAGTTGCTATTGAATTAGTCAGTGATAAATAATTTGCACCGACAATTCCAGAAGCTTTTGATAGCGTATGAGTTGCCGCAGTAACAGAGCTAATGGTCAATAACTTTCCAGCAGTTCCGCTTGCGTTCCAATCGGAAAAAGTAGTTGTCGTTGCCGCTGTGAACAAAATTGAACACGCACTGGTTGCTGTTTGCGATGCGGTGATGTTACTAAACGTGTTTGCGCCAGTGATGGTCAACGCGCCAGCACCGCCTTGATCTAGTGTGCAATTAAATGTTGACCCGGCACCAACAAAGGTTTTGGCGGTTGCGCTGTTCAAGCGAATCGTGCCAGTGCCCGTTCCAGCGGTTGTGGTAAACCCTGTCGGCGCTGCGTTGTTAAACGCAGAAGCACCCGAGTTTGTGACAACTAAAGTTCCGCCGTTAAACGTCAAGTTTTTTGTCCCCGTTGAGGTGGCAAACGCTGTAGTTGTTGCAGTCTGACCGTTTAAATCTAAAGTGCCGTCGACAAGCACCAAGCCGGAGGCGCTAGTGGCGCTCAAAGCATCTTGCAGTGCATAGATGCCTCCCGCGCCAAACATGTAAACAACTTGGCTTATGGCTTTTCCGTTTGAGGTGATAGTTTTTGTACCGCTGGTGGCGGAAAGAAAAAATCCGTTGCCGGTCGAAAAAGTCATCCCGCTGGACAGGGTTAAATTTCCGTACATTGAAATCCCCGAGGAAGTCAAGAAACTCCCCGAGAACCCTGTAAAGTTTAAGTTTCTTGCAACGCCGCTACCTGAAAACGTGAGCGCATAGGTGCCGGCGGAGATGTTAAAACTTATGGATTGTGCTTCCGACATACCGGCAGTTAAAACGGTTGCCGCAGATGCGCCGTTGTAGGTCATGTTGATGACCGGAGTGCCTGTGACTGTAAGGCCAGTTGAAGAAATGGTAACTGCCGTTGCGCCTGTACCAGTGACGGTGATGTTGCCTGTACCAAACGCCAACGTTCTTGTGCTTGATGAGCTATTTACAAACGAACTAGCAGTTAAAGTGTTGCTTCCTAAACTAAGCCCTGTTGTTCCATTTAACGTCACGACATCAGTAGTGGTTAACGCATCTGCAAGTGTTATTGTGTTGGATGCGCCAGTGCCTGTAATTGGAGTAGAAAAACTTTTGCCGTTAGACGTAATTGTTTGTGTAGTTCGTCCAGCGAATACAAGTGTCCCACTGCCACTAATGGTTGTCCCAGTACCGTTTAACCAATTAACATACACATTGTGGGTAAACGAACCAATAGATAATGTCATGGCAGTTGTGCGCGCAGACATGCTTACAGTGCCGTAATTCCAGCCAGCATTTAAAGTAATTGTTCCAGTAACAGAGCCAGTGTTATCAAATACGGCAGTGTCTTGAGCTAAAGGAAAGTTAGCCGCCGCTGGCGAACCGCCGCTAGATGTAGCCCAGCCAGTAGCCGACCAGTTTTGCGCTCCCGCTAAATTCCAATAAACAGTTTTAGTGGTAGAAAATGTAATGCCTGTATTGCCTAAACAATTACCAATACTTGTGCCTGATTTGGCATTGGTCAACGTAATGTCTCTGAAATCCAAATAGTTAAAGGTTGTCCACGTTGTAGCCGTTATTGTTCTTGCCGTACCAATCGTAGTTGACTGAAGCCATATACGTCTAATCTCCGATGCCCCTGCGCAAACCATTGTGGTGATGGTTTGAGCGGTAAGTCCACCAATAGACAATATAGTCACACCTGATGCCGCAGGCGCGGTCAAAGTCAAAGTATTGAATGTATTGGAGTCACTAATGGTGCTGGTACCAGCGGTTGTTGAGGTAAATGAGACATTGTTGTATGTTTTGCCTGACCCAGTAAATGTCTGGCTTTCTAAATTTATAACTATTGACGAAGTGCCAGCGCTTACTGTTAAGCCCGTTGAAGTTGTGTTCCAACTTCCGCTCAGGGTTACAGTACTGGAGCCTAAATTTATTGCCCGAGTATTTGAGCCAGTTGACGTAAATCCTGTCGCCGTTACCGCAAAATTGCTTGTTGTAAAGGTTCCGTTTGTGACTGTTACAACCCCAGAGGATGTTAAGGCACTACCCAATGTCACCGTACCAGCCGTAGCGTCTACTGTCACCGCGCCAAGTGTTTTGCCACCAGTGGTCAGTGTTCCTGTGGCAGTAAGCGTCAATGTTCCTGAATATGTCACCGTTTGACCGGCAACCAATGTCACACTTCCTGCTACAGAAATAGCGGCTGTGCCAGCTAATGTTCCTGTAAAACCAGTGCAAGTAACTGACTTAGCGCCAGTATTACCCGTTGAAATTGTGCAAGTGACGGCACCCGATGCCGCATCAAAAAACACATCATCAGCAGATGTAGGTATAGCCTGACCCCCAGCACCACCAGAGGTCAGCGCCCATTTAGTACCCGCAGTTCCGTCCCAAGCGGCAGTGCCACCTACCCAATATCTGTTTGCCATGGTTAAGCCCCCGTTGGAATTAAATCGCCATTAGCATCAAGAATTAGATTTTCGCTCTCATCAAGAATTAGATTGCCGTTTTCTTTAAGAATTGGATCGCCATTAGCATCAAGAATTAGATTGCCATTTTCATCACGTTGATATTTAGAAACAACTTGTGGTGGCGCAGTCACGATGGCAATCCAGTTGTCCAAGCGTTCTTGTTTCAACGCTTCTATTGTTGCGTCATCAGGAACAGCATCATCTTCAAAGTACAAGGCGTCACAAAAAGTGCCATATTGAGTTTCAAATTCAAAAACAATTTGCATGATCTATCCTTAGGCTTGTGTAATCACAGCAATCACATCCCAGCGGGTGTTGTTGGCGTTGTATATACAGCCAACATAGGTTGTTTTGTTGATGACGGTGGTAGTTGGAAGGGTGACGCCAATTACGGTGTACGTTGCGTTCCAAGTTAATGTTCGAGCAGTGCCGTTATCCAACAGTCTAAAAATCAATTTATTGCCATTAACAGGGGTGCCTGTAGGCGCATTGATTGTTAAATTAGCCGCAAGAGCGGTGTAGGCATACTGATCGGCAGCAGATATATCTGGCGTCAAAGATGAGGCTGATGCGGCGCTTGTAACACGAGGGTCAATACGTTTATTGGTCAGCGTTTGCGTATCTGTGGTTCCAACAACTGTTCCTGACGGTGCTGTTAGCGAGGTAGTCCAAGCGCTGCCTGTAGAAACAGCAATACCGGCTGCGGGGTACGATCCAGAGGCAGAGGACGATATCTTCACGTAATCCGTGCCGTTGTAGTACACATAAGCACTTTCACCTACAGCAATAGAAACACCTGTCTGGCCGGATGCTTTAAACGTAACCGTGCTGCCCGTGGCCGCGTTGACCACAACATACGTTTTACTGTAACTTGGAGCCGTAACTACTTTTGCGGTTGTTAGCGTACCCGTGATTCGCACAATTGCAAACTGAGCCGTTACCGTACCAGCACCCGTCAATGTAGACGTAATGTTAGAAGCTGAAGCATCACCAGTAGTATTGGCCAGCGTTACCGCGCCATCATTAGTCAGCGTCAGTGTGGCCGCAATAGCAATGTTGGTGTATTGAGTAATACCGTTGTTAACAGTATCCCCCCATGTACCAGAAAGCTCACCTTGTACTGGTAGAGCTAGTCCTAGTTGTCCCGTTGCGCCTGTTGCCATTTAATGCTCCTAGTTCGTATTGATAGGTGTCCACGCAGGGTTTTGCGTGTCATCAACCGCTGCCCATCCTGATGTCTGGGTATTGGTTATATTTTGCCAGTTTGTAGACTGCGTGTCATTAACATTTTGCCAACCAGCCGTTTGCGTGTTAGTAATCCCACCCCAATTAGCCGTCTGTTCATCGTCAATAATTTCCCAGAAAAACCGCGCAGTAATTGAATCTGTTCCAGTTGCCAACTCAACAATAGAAGCTACAAAAGCCGCTGCTGCCGTCAATGTATCTGCACTTGTTGCAGTTTCTTCTACCGTCCCAACAAAGGTTACCTGCGCCTCAACTACTTCTGTTCCCGTTGCGCTTTCATCAACAAAGGAACTCAACGTAAGAGATGACTCAACTACATCCAATCCTGTTGCTGACTCTTGCACATCAGCAAAAAACGCAAAACTAGAATCTACAGCATCTGTACCAGTCGCAGTCTCATCCACTACCGCCGCGTACACAGGAACACTTAATACCTCATCCGTCCCCGTAGCTGTTTCCGTTATGGTTGAGAAGTACGATAATGAGGCCGCTATTGCATCGCTACCCGTACTTGTCTCAGCAACTGACGCTATAAATCCCTGCCCTGCTACAACATCGTCTGTCCCAGTTGAAGTTTCCGTAACCTCAGCATTGACTTGTACCAAACTTGATACAGCATCCGTCCCCGTAGCAGTTTCATCAACCAAAGCACTAACACTGATTGCCGCCGTTACCGCATCTGTACCAGTCGCAGTCTCATCAACCGCGCTTGAAAAAGCCGTGAAGCCCCAGCCACCTTCACCCCATGTGCCGGAACCCCACGCGGACATATTACCCGGCCAAGCTGAATGTGTAAGTCACAGACAAAGTATCGCTACTAACCACAGAACGATCACCGGGTGAGCCAAAATCTGCCGCCGAGAACAATGTTCCTACCGTACCACTCTTAGCACTGCCGCTGGTCAGAAAAGCCCCGCCCACAGTTGTTGTGCCGTTAATGTTAAACGTAGCAGGAGAAGCTGAGTTAGTCACAACTGATGGGTTGGCAGCAGTTGCAGTTACAAACGTAGCCGCCACACGGGTTGCATTGCTGTAAGCCACAACCTCAGTCCAACCAGCATGAGAAGACATTGTGTCACCAGCCGCTGGAGTATTTGAAGCGCCAGCACCGTACAAGCCGATATACCAAGAGGTAATCTGGGCGACAGAAGTTAAAGCGGAACCCGCCATGTACTGAAGGCCAACGTTGACTACCAAGTTCTTAGACTGGGCTTCCCACTTCAAATTACCATCTTTATCATGGCATTTGATTTCAAATAGGCCGGTAGCCTTTGCATCTTCACCGGCTTTAAGATTACAAGTCAGACCGCTAGAAATCTGGTCTGTTGCTTTGAGTTTTTCCGTGGTCATATTGACTCCTTAATTAGAACTGCGAATCAATGCTGCTGTTGCCGTATTAGCGGGCATTGTGATTGTAAAAGTTGTTGTCGATGTTTTATCAGACCCAAAGTCCAACACAGCAATAGATTTATTACCCTGCGTCACGTTGTAAATTAAAGCGCATCTGGCCGTTAAACTTGCCGTCCATGACACATTTGGAAAGCCAACGTACGCTGTAAAGCCTGAAGAATCAACCGTAATAGGGGTAAGCACTTCACCACCGGCCGTGTAGCCCGAAGCCACTACTTCTTCTGAAGCCGAATAAACCGTAGTAGATTCGTTTAAATCAGCATTAGCTGTGTACAACGCAATCCGAATCTCGTCCGTAGTGAGATTATGGACGCCCGTATACAGCTCTGTTTTAAAACTGGTCGTCTGTGTTTGGAGAATGCTACTCATGAAACCGCCGTTCTAACCTGACCATCGCGATAAGCATCAGCGCGCTGTTTGCCATCCGCCAAGTTTTTATACAGAGCAATAGCCTGTACATAACGGGTCTGTGCAAGTTGAACCATATCAGCCTCACCCTTCATGTAGGTGTAAGCCTCGCAGATAGTTCCATACAACAATACAGAATCAAAGTTATCACCAAGCCATGTGGTTCCAGCTGTAACAATTGACTCAGGATAGTAGTTGTAATGCAGCTCTGCGTTATAGGCCGCGCTGGGCGTAGGTCCCACAATAAACGTCAATTCGTTAACATCATCAGACCGAGGGCCAAAGATGGCGTAATGTTTTGGTTCTGCCGCGTAAGCTGACAAAGGATATGCTTCACGAATGAAGTTGACGTCTTTGTTTAACAGGTAAAAATAATCACCTTGGAACGTAATTGTGCCGGACACACTATTTGCATTGGCCACGGTAAGGGTGATAGTTGTACCTGCAATGCTTCTAACTTGAGCATTAGTGCCAATCCCTGTACCAGTTACCTCTTGACCTACGGCAATTCCTGTTGCATCAGTAACTACAATTGTTTTCTGGTTGTAGATACCAGTTGCAGTTGTAGTGTTGTAGGGATATACCGCAAGGCTGTATACAGACAAGAAGTCTGTAGGACACTGAAGATATTTGTTACCAGTAGTCAATACGCCTGTCACGTTCTTTCGCAAATTAGCAGGCTGCGCGGTGTTATAAATGCGCTGCTCCGCCTGACGAATGAACACATTCATATTGTCAGTTGGGAAAGAGTTCTCGCAGTAATCGCTTACCTGCGTGACAAGCTCGGTGTAATTCATGCCATTGGGCCTCTGCTCATAACGCCTTTGGTAGCTGCGCCTGCGCCACGCATTTTGATGCCAGATGTTTTGGCTGCTGGCTGTGGCCGGCGCGTAATATTGCCAACAGACATATTGACGGTAGCAGCATCACTTTGGTCAGGGCGAGAAGCTAATTGAGCTAAGCCTTCTTTAGCGCGATCAACATAAGCTGATGCAGGTTTATTTTCTTTACCTTTGCTAGTACCGGTCACAATCTTGGGACTATTTTTGGTCGTAGGTTTTACTTGTGTAGCCATGATTAGCCTCGTTTCTGTGCGGCAATTTTTGCCAAGTTACGACCCATAGACAGCATATCAGCATTGGTTTTACCCTTGCCTTTACCTTTGCCGCCCATCATTTGTTTAGATGTGGGGCCGCTGTCACCTAGATTTTTACCTTCGGTTTTGCCTTTTTTAGCTATGCCGTCGGCTGATCGTGTGTATGCCATTTCAATCTCCTTCAAGATATAGATACTGTACCAACAAATGTCGTTGCCACCAAGTAATTGGGGGTCAATCCTGCATCAAAATTACTAGCTCCACCTACTGGATACCAGCCCCATTGAATGTCTCGTGAACCGCCTGACAAATTCCCATTGCTGTTAATGCCAGACGTTACATAAGTTGTATCCCTACGCGGGTTGCGTAGTGCCTGGGGATCATCTACAGGAAATGTACCCAACATTAACTGCGGCTGATCCGGGTCCCAGCACTCAGGGCAAACCAACAACTCATATTTTCGCTGTTTAATAATTTCTGTCTTAAGCTTCTTTAATCGAAACTGCTGACCACAGCGGTCGCACTCAGCAATCGCTATCTTGCCGGAAGCAAAACGATTACCCATTAGGAGCCACCTATAAACATTTGCCTGGGGACAAACCGAACGGCAGCTTTTTCTCTATCTTCACCAGCGGCAATATCAAACGTTTCGTTGTAAATTTGTTTCAGCATTTCAATACGCGGCATAAGTTCTGGCACTTTGATGGCAATGTGATACGCCAAGCCAGCCACTAAACAAGGTAGGAAGCGAAAATTCATGTCGGCCGTACTAACACCGGCCCCAGCATCTTGAACGCGGCGTAGGCGCCAATACACAAATTGGTACGTAGTGCTGTTATCAGGGGTGGGCCACACAGTCACAGCTGGAAGTTGCGGCACAAAAACCGCCGTGCCATCTGCTTGAGCGGCTGCGGTTGTATTGTTCTGACCACGAAACACGCCACCAAGCGTATTGCCTGATACATATGTGTAATAAATATCTTCTGTGCCCAGGCGAATAAAGCCAGAACCCGCTAGCCCAACCACCGTGTTAAGCGTGATCGTTGTGTCCGTTGAGGTGATTGCACCATTAAGCACAGAGCTTGTAGGATTTGTCTCGCCAGATAACCGCTGGATCCATACCTGAATCGGTCGCGCCTGTTGTAACTTGTTGGGGATTGTTGCATAGGTAGAAACACTAATACGTGTAATAGTCAAATCCGCCTGGGTAGATGCCGTATTTGAACCCGTGCGGATTACATGTTCCAACAAATCAATCGTATCTGTTGGCAAAGCATACGTCGCTAGACCTGGCGTCAGGTTGATGATGCCCTGCTCCATGGTCCACATATTAATACCTTTGGACTGCCACTCAATCGTCATTAGGTTCATGGACCTACGTGCTGTACGTAAGTCATAACCAGATCGCATCTCCCGGCCCGCGCGCTCCCACGCCTCTTCAGCGATTTCCGTGAAGTCCATGTTGAAGAGCGTGGTGCCGGTAGTGGTCATGTTTTAGCCGTCTTTGCAGAGTCAATAAAAGCCTGAGCTGTGGGCGCACCCTTTTGTCCAGGCTTGCGCATCTTTTCACCGCGAGCACGTTTGGCATGGATGTTGGCATATAAGCCAACACCGCCGCCTTTAGCATACTGCGTGAAATCAGTGTCATCCCTACGCGCTTTGCGTACACCTTTGGGCATTTTGCTGGGCATTATGGCGCCCATGCCACGGCTGGCTAACATATCAGCACTTCCCGCCGCCGTACATAGTGATCATAGTGCCCTTGGTTTTACCCTTGGTAGCACAACCATCAGCACGTTTGGAAGCTGAAGAAACGTTACCGCCCGAAGCCATCTCACGGGGAGAAGGAGGCATGCGCTTTTCTTTGGTAAAGATGCGCGCGTCCTTCTTGTCTTCATACGCTTTCAGCTCTTTGGCTGTAGGGCCACCCTGCTTGCCACGACCAGCGCCAGCTTCCGAAGGATTGGGGCCTACATATTCAGAACCCTCTCCCGCAAAAGGTTTATCTTTTACGTACAAGCCAGAAGTACCATCTGGATATTCAGTAGTAGTATTATCCGTGTACAAGGCTTTTTTAGTGGCCATATCAACTCCTTAGCAGGGCATGCCGCCCATGTTCATTTTAATCATTTTGCCTTTGGTTTTGCCTTTAGTCACAACACCATCTGTCGTTTTGCCAGTTTTAACTGAACCCATTTTAGATGGAGCCATGCCACCTTTAGCCAGCTTGGTCATGGTTGCACCTTTGTGCAGACGGCCTTCGTGTTTATTCACGGCCTTCTGCATCATCTTCTTGTCCATCTTGACGTCTTCATGTTTCATATCGCCACCTTTAGAAAATTTCTTGCCTTTATCGGCAGTTACAAAATCTTTACCCACGGACATGGGCACTCCTGCTTTCTTAGCAAACGATGGCGAATGTGCAATCGCAGCCATGAAATTGTGTTGTTTTTTGCTAGTGCTTGGCATTATCATTTACATCCACAAATTTGACCACCGCGTTTGTATTCTTGAGCTTGTAGAAAAGCATCTTCTAGCTTCCCGCCGCCACCGCCACCGCCAAACATATCACCGTAATCCATGGTGCCGCCAAAGTCTATTGGAACTGCTGTTCCCGTATTGGGATCAAATTGATAACCGGTTGGGGCTAAGCTTTCTGTAACTGGTACGTTCATACCAAGATTAGCATCATACGTGTACCCTTCTGGGGCCGCGTTGAGGGGCGTTTCATTAGGAACATTCATACCCAAATCCGGATCAAACCTAAACCCTTCCGGGGCTTGTGCGCCAGAATCGTCCGGCACCATTGTTCCCGTGTTTGGATCAAAACTGTAACCGGGTGGAGTTTGTGTATCAGACGGTTGGGAAGACAATGAACGCGTATTTGATTCTGATGGCTGCTGAAAATCGCTAAGACTAGTTTGGAAATCGTACTCATCATTTAAACGCGTTTGGTCATATTCTTCTAGCGGTCCAACCGGGTAATTATCGCCAGCATTCAAATCACGCATAAAGTCTTCAAACGCAGCGGAATTACCCATTGCTACTGGGTTAGCCGATCCTTGCTGTTTGTAAGTTTGCGTTTCAGGGTCAAAAGCTGTATATGTCCCAGCGGGTTGTGAATCTGCTTCACTAACTCTGGGAGTTGCCCGTACAAAATCACCAATAGAATTTGGCAAAGCATTCCCAATGGTGTCGCGGATTATTTCTTTGCCGTAAGCTTTCTCGCCTTCAGCACCAGCTTTTAGTTCTCTGAACTCATTGCCATATCCCAACAACTGGGCAACCGCAGTAATACCTTTGTCAGCCAAATACGCTTGGGGGCTTAATGCGAACCGAGCTAACTCCATTTGCTGAGGCGACATAAACTCTGACGCTTTGTCTTTTAACAAAGATTTGGCGCCGCCAGCAATCAATGATGTTAAATCGGCCAAGATTAATCACCCTTTTTGGCGAATAAGCTGGTCAATTTTTTCTTCCAGCCTGTTAAAACGTTGGTCAATGTGGTCAGAAATTCGCTGAACTTCTGCTTTAGTAATGAAATCACGATGGTTCTCCTCTCGTGTAATATTGAGCAAACGCTCAACGCGTCGTAGCTCAGAAGCTACTTCTTTGAGTTCCGCAAACTTTTCACGCAGAATAAATCCCGCCACGCCCAGGATGACGGATAAAGCTGCCGACCAAAGAACATGGTAGTCCATTAAAGCATCCGGCCTCTAGTTTTACCACGTTGAGCAATACCATCACCACGACTAGAAGCTTTGCTAACCGAACCGCCAGATGCCATTTTTGTAACAGACTTCATGTTACCAGAAGCCATTCTCTTGACATTGCCACCTTTTTTGTACACTGCACCGGGAGGGGGTGGGGCACTAACCATGCGCTCAGTTCCGGGTGCTGGCGCACCGCCACCACCAGCAGGCATAGGAGCGCCACTAGTTCCGGGATCTCGCATGGGGTTGACTGTTGTAGAATTTGGAACGGGAGCTGGCTTGCCATCTAATGTTTGGGACGACTTATTTGGCACAGGCATAGACGCTGGCTTGCTATCGAGTGATTGGGTGTACGATTTAGGTGGAACGGTATTTATTGGCCGCCCCATCCGCGCATCTTCCAATGCCTGCCGCGACCACGCCAATATATCCCGCGACTTTTGCTGCTCCTGATTAGCACGCTGCGTTACCGCATTTGACTCCGCTATCTTCGCATCATTCTGCACCTTCTCTTTTGCCAGCCTTGCTTGCACCGCCTGCTGATTCTGCAGTGTTTTCTGCTTCATCTCCTGCGCCTGCTGTAGCGGCGTTAAAGTTGGCTTTGCCTGCTCCGCCAGTTTCGCCTGCTTTGCCTTCTCCGCCGCCTGTTCTTGCAGCGCCTGATTCTTGCTCGTCACATCTTTTATCTTCTGCATACGAGCGCGGGCGCGCTCCTGAGCGTCTAAAGTAGATTTTAAGACTGCGGGGTTGTTAGTTGTTGCCATGATATTTCCTTAACAATTCCATGCTCTAAGAGCTTTGTTGATACGCGAATTAGGATCTTTTGCCGTTTTTGTAGAAGTCAGCTTTTATATATATTTACCTTTGGTTTTGCCACGTTGGGCAATACCATCACCTCGGCGAGATGTTGAAGCAACTTTGCCGCCCTTTTTGTACACTGCGCCGGGAGGAAGTGGAGGTGCTTTGCTTGCGTCAAAATTGCCGTCAGGGGTATTAAAGGGTCCGCGAACAGCAGACATGGGAGCAGTGCTGGGGGCAGCAGGCATGGGAGCAGGGGTAGGTGTTGGCCGAACTGGGTCTGTTATAACTCTAGGTGCCGGCTTTACTGGCATTGGCGGTGCGCCTGTTTTTACTGGCAGAGTTTGCCGCATCTGATCCGCTTTTTGCTGCAACGCCTGTGCATTAAGCCTCGACTGTTCAGCCACTTTCATCCCCTGATCTCTTTTTAGCCGCATCTGCTGCAACTCTTCGGGGTTGACCTTTGGAGGAACAATTCCCGGTCTAGGAGCTGGCGGTTGAACAGGTTTATTTTGCGTTTTTGACTGCATCTCTTCAGCTTGCATCTTTAACTGCATCTCTTCAGCTTGCATCTCTTCAGCTTTTTTGCGTTTTGCTATAGATTTTGGGTCGTTAATATCTGATGGTTGCAGTATTGCTGGCTTGCCCACAGTCTTTTCCCCATAAAGTTTTTTATTAAGTTTGTCAAGCGCGGCCATTTCTTCGGGGGTGGCATTTGGTAGAGGGCGTGTCATAATGTTCTCCTTAACAGTTCCAAGCCCGTAGGCTCTTGTTGATGCGTGAGTTTGGATCTTTTGCGGTTTTTGCGCTTGTCAACTTCTTTTTCATCCCTTCCATCCTCGCACAAAAAGAGTCGCGCCGGGACCCGCCTTCTGGCTGGGGCGGTTTCAAATTCATGCCTTGCGCTTTGGCAGAGGCTCGACCTTTGGCGTTCAAGCCACCCTTGGGGTTCTTGCCTTCTTTTCTCGTCCATGCTGCAGTTTTAGCCATTGGCCACTTTCAATCTGGAATGATGGATGTTTTCTAACATGGGCATTACCACTTCTTCTCGGAAGTTTCGTTCAAATGTTTCTTGTCCAACGTGGGGTAAGCTAATGTCAACGTCGATATAAACAGTGAAACCCATTGCAGTAGCTCGATCGCAGAACAAATAGTCTTCTCCAACATATTTACCGTCCCTGATAGCAAAATCAAAAACCGCAGCCATCTGCTCGCCTGGTTGTTTTTCATACATCCACTCGGGATGTGCTGCTATTAACCGCTCAATGACATGGCGCTGGATCAACATAAACCCAGTAGGCGCACGTTCTAACCGCATCAAAGAGCCTTTAAACTCAAGGTCGCCGTTGTCGTCGTAATACACATCAGCAAAGAATTTAGCATCCTTGGCCCTACGTGGGTACGCCCCAGCGGTTACATCCATGCCACCACTTTGAGCCATCAACCGTAATATGTCATCCGCATTTACAACTACATCTGCATCAATAAACAGAAGCTCTGTGCAGTCTGTCTTTAAGAATTCGTGTACCAAAGAATTGCGAGCCATTGTAATGATGGAGCAATTAGACAAATCAGACAACGTGACGGACACGCCAAGGCTCATTGCTTTGGGCATTAACTGCGCCAGAGCAAAAGCTGTTTTGATGTTTAGCTTGCCGTCATAAGCAGGGATGCCTATGAACAGCTTGCGTCCCGTCAGGGTTGCCTGTCTTGTTTCAGCCATAGTAGATCTGCGTTGAATCAATATTGGTCATCAGTGCATAAATTCCTTGAGTAGCTAATACTCCTTCGCCCGGAATAATGGGTGCATTACTAAAGGTATCAGTACTGTCTATTTCGTAAGTCATTAGCCACCGACCACCGCCACTTACATACGAAGCCGCAGTAGAGGTGATAGTGCCAGTATTAATGTCTGTTAACGTAAATGTGCTTGACGAAGCAACAGT